GATGGCGTTGCGGAAGGAACTCCCGGATTACAAGCGCCCGTTCCGGCTGGGCGGCAGCTGGATCATTCCATACCTCGCATTCCTGTCATCCAACCTGATCGTGTTCTGGTCGGGCTGGGACGTGGTGTGGAAACTGATGGTGGCGGTGCTGCTCGGCCTGGTACTGCTGGTGATCCACGAAACCGGCTGGAGCAAGCACACGCCGAAGCTGGACATGCGCGCGGGTTTCTGGATGCTGCCGTGGCTCGGCGGCGTCACGCTGATCAGTTGGCTGGGACGCTATCCCGGCCTCGACAGGCATGCCGGCAACCTCGGCTATCTCGGCATGGTCTCGGGGCTAGTCGTGATCGTGGTCTTTTCGGCCGCGATCATGGCACTGGCGCACACGTTGCGCCTGCGCGGCGACCGCGTCACGGAGCAACTGAACGAAAGCATGAGGTAGCGCGAAACGGGCACTGGGCCGCCGCTGCACGAGATTCGGCCCTTGCAATCGTTGAATTGGTGGGCGGAAGGCAATCAAATAGATGGTGTAACGCATTGAAAACGCGCGAACAATTCAGCGTCTCGGGATGCGTGTACCACCAAAATTACCCCATTCTGCGAGTGCGATTCGTGTAGGCATTTCCCTACACGACGACGAGCCTTGCGCCGATACCGCGCCACGTTGCATGACGCGATCATGGATTGCGCGCCGGGCCGTCAGGGACGCCAAGGATGGTGAGCTAACCGATGTAAGTCCCGGCGCGTCTCAACTCTTGAGCGTGCTGCATCCATAATTGCCACATGTCACGCCGCCGCCCCACCAAAGCCGAACGCGAGCGTGTTGTCACACTCGACTTGCTCGCCGATTGGCGCGCGTACGCGGAACCGCTGCCGACGCCGATGCGTGAACACGATTGGCGCTACTTCGGCGCGATCACAATAGATGGGCAAACGGGCGCGCTTGCATGGCGTGCCGGCGGTTATGGTATCGGAAATGGCGCAAGCGTGCGCGAGCTTGGTCTGTGGGATCGCATCAAGGTCACTGCGCTCTTGATGCGCGACTCGCGACGGAATCAAGCGGCAACGTTGCCGGTTGATCCGACTTGCGGTCGCCGCCGTGGCCGGAGGATCGCGGCTAGCGGGTTAAGCTATCGCGCTGACGTCGCTAACGGTTACAAACTCGATTAGGGGACAAACTCATGAACGTCAAGAAAATCACGGCCGCCGCATTCATATCAATCGTATTCACGTTCGGCGCTCCGAGCATCGCAGCCACCCATCACCGGCACCCTGCTAAGACCTCCGTCGCCACAGCTCCCGCCCAGCTTCCGGACCTCCTCGGTAGCTTGATGAACGACATCCAGGTTTTGCAGTCGGCGCAGATTACGGAATACGAAAATCACTCCAATGCCGTCCTGAAGCAACACATGGATGATCGTGTTGCATGCGTCGGCATGGGTACACAGGAATGCCGGCGCATGATTGAGCTGCACAGCATCGAAGGCGTGCCATACGACAAGGCAGATACCGATGCCACCGTGGCAGCATACAAAAAGGCGCAAGCGGACGCGCAGTCAACATATCTTGCGTACAAAGCAGCGGCTAATCCGAGTCAGGCGGCGGCAGCCAGAAAACTGTACATCGCTTGGATGGCATACATTTCCGCAAGAGTGAGCTACACCGACGAACCTATCGGATTCGATGAAAACAATCCGGTTGCGGCAAATGCTTGGAACACCGCTGTCGGCGAATTTCGGGTGGACTCACTCTGACAAAGCCAGACGGCATCACAGCCGCAACTGGAACGCCTAGGCCTTCGGCGTTTCGCTGAGTCCATAGCGGCATGCATCCGCGCCATGATCCGGCCCGGAGCTATCCACGTCCTCGACACGCTTCGTGTCGCGCGCCAGATACGGCACGGTTGCCCACCAGTAGGCGCATGCACGGCTCACGTACAGGCCCGGCTTGTCGGGCTTGCCCGCGTCCTGTAGTAGCCGCTTCATCTTTTGCCAGCCCGCAACCCGTCCGGCCTTTTGCGCTGGGTAGAAATGCACGCGCGCCTGCCGGAACTCATCGGCGATTGAACCGGTTGCATGTCCGCTCTACGCAAAGATCGCGTCATCCGCGCAGCCTCGGGCCTGTACGTGCCAACGTGCGCACATGGCACGGATTTCCTCGGCGAGTACCGGAACGGTCCAACCCAGCCCCGTGTTCAAGTCTTCGCCCTTCACGGTTGCCAGTTCGTCCACAAGCACCAGCGAGCCGCGCGGAAAGTAACGGCCGCCCACGGTATCGCCCGGTGACTTCGCGACGACATAGGTCACGCTCGGCGCCGATGACCCGAAGTCGTGCGCAAGATGCGTTTCCCAACCCTCGGGGATTGCTTGCCAAGGGTCCACGGCGTTGCGGGTCTCGTCCAAGACAGCCGCGAAGTACGCGCCGCGTGCAACGGCCCAATCGCCCTCAACCCACGCCCGCAGCAATTCGGGATCGTCGGGACATGAGGAACGCAATTGCTCGGCATACTGCGCGCGGTCGATGAATTGGTTGCCGACGAACGTTGACGGGCAATAAATCCATTCGCGCTTGCTCTTTTCCTCCAGGAACGGCACCCACGGCGCTTGCTTGAACACGAAACGCTTCGCCAGCCAGTAGTGACCGGGACCGCCAGGGTTCGCCGCGATCACCATCCGCACCGGCATATCGGCGGGGCCGCGCATGTTCGAGCGCAATAGGTCAAGCAATTGCGATGTGGGGAATTGTCCAGCCTCATCCACCAGCAGCAAGGTAAAGCTGCGGCCTTGATACTTGGCATAGTCGCCCGCGCTCTCGAGCTGGCCCAATTCGACATAGGCGCCGTTCGGCAGCTTCCAGACGTGTTCCGCCTGGTTGTACCGGGCGGACGTGCCATAGGCTGCGCCGAACAGTTCGCGCGTCACCAGTTCAAAGTCGGCAAGGCCGCGATAGGTACGCCGGATATACAGGATGCGCGCGCGGTCTTTGTACTACTCGGCGTGTCGCAGTGCGAGGAACGCCAGCGCGAACGACTTGCCGCCGCCGCGTCCGCCGCCCAGGAATAAGTCGACTTCCTCGGGCATCGTCAACGCCCGTTGCTGGAACTCATTAAGCTCGATCGATGTCGATGCCATCATTCCGTTCCTCTCGTTCGATACGCTTCACAAGCTCCGGTTGCTCGGCAATGATCCGCGCCTTGTATTCGTCCAGCTTCGACGCGCCGGGGAGCGTAATGTTCACTTGGACCGCCGTTTGATCGGCGACGGGCGAGTTGTCGCGGTAATGGTGGCGTGCCTTCAGCAGGAAGATTTGCGCGGCCACGTTGCCGGACTTCGCATTCTCCCAAAGCATATCCACCAGGTCTTTTTCCTCGACACCAAGCGAAGCCTCGCGCGCTTCGGTAAGTTCGGGGTTTTCCTTGAGCCATCGGTAAAACACTTCCCGGCTCACGCCGAACAGTTTCGTGATGGCCTTGGTGTTGTAGTGCTACGCGGTGTAGCGCTCGATCCGTTCCCGCGCATCTTTCGGCGGGTTCTTGCGTGGCATGGGCATCAGTTCATCTCCAAAAAGGTTGCCGGGTCACGGCGCATGGCAGCGCCGCCCCGGCTGCCGGGGTTGTTGTCGGAACCGGACACTCGCCGGCTTGTCCGGAGTGTTCAGGCGTACGCCATCGGGCAGCGCGAACCGTTCATCATTGGACTGCCGTCCGTGCGCGGAACAGGTCGCCGCCGTACCCAAGCGACCCGGCGCCGGAGATGGGCGCGAGCGCAGCGTGTGAATGGTCCTCAACGGAAATACCGGCACTGATCACGGCCGATCCGATCCACATGGGGCCGCCAGCAAAGTACGGCACTGGATGGCCCTGCGCTTCAGTATTGATCGGACCATTGAAGGCGTAGCTTGGCGTGTTTCCGGGGCTGTCTTTTGAATTAATGCCTTTGGGCTATGGAGATAGCATCTGGATGATGCCGCCGATCGCCATCGCTTCGCCGATCTTGATCATCGCGGTGCCGACAGCGGAAAACTCCGGCGCATAGATGTCGATTAACGCGCCAACAACAATCAGAACCGCTCCGAGAATGACATTCAGTACACCGCCGCGTTTGCTGCCAATCACAACTGGCGCGATGCGGATGGCGTCACGCCCGACTGGCTGGTCCAACTCATCGCGCGCCAGATTCTTCTTGCCTGCAAATACCGCGAAGCCTATGCCTCGCGCCTTGGCGCCCATGAGATAGGCATCGATCCCCTTGAAGTTCGCGCGAAGATACTTAATGGCCTCGGCCGGGCTATGGGAGTCCAGCGCTGCATAGTGCACGCGGCCGAACTTTTTCCCTGCCTCGCCGTACAGTCGGATTTCTTGAAGCTACGTGGTCATGTTTGCGGTTTCCTCATTCGATTCGGACGCAGGCGCGCGGTGGCGTCGGCCTTGCTAGAGATAGCCTCGGCTGCCTCATGGTCATTGCCAGCCAAGACGCGCATGCATGTGGCGCACAAGCCGAGTACCAGTTCCCCCTCGCTTGATTCAATCCCCATAACCATTGGCGGATGATCGCGGTTAAACGGCGCACGACAGGCGTCGCATGAAATGAAGTCGATTCCTGGAAGATCATTGACTCGCATGGTCGGTTGTCCTGTTGCGTGTGTCTGTTGCCATTATCACTCCTCCAAATCCGCAACAGTGCGCACGTTCAACGTGTCGCGGGTCAATTCGGCAACCAGCAACCGGCCGCCGCAGTCGTATTCAGCGCTTGGCAGTCCGCGCGCATATGCCACTTGCTCGCGTGCGAGCGCTTCCATGTCGGCGTCGGTGAACGGCGTGTCGTGCTCGTTGCCCGTTTCCGGGTTGAGTGACACATGCCGCACTTGCTCTGCCTTGAACGCGGAGTCGGCGGGCCAACGCGTCCAGCGCACGCATTCCATTCGCTTCAACGCATTCGACCAGCCGACCAGGAACACCGCCGAACCGGGGAACTTGTCGGTGCCCCACTGTTGCTTGCGGATAAACACGGCTTGCCGATGAGCTTCCGCCAGAATTTCCGGCATTGCCTCGGCCATCTTGTCCAGGTCCACCAAGTCGGGACGTAGCTGCAACATGCTGAATGCGTAGTTCGCCAGCAGGTTGTCGCCAAGCGTCGGCATGGCGACATTGGCATGCGGCAGGAACATGCATTTGGATGTGTGCGCTCCACCCTCCGCCAGCTTCAACGCCGCCGCAAAGCCGCCGCTAACCGGCGTCGCCATGAATGCGCTCTTCGTGTCGAATCCGATCAGCGCCTTGTCGTGTCCTACAATGATGTTTGCGATGCTCAAGGTTTCATCTCCGGTGGTGGAATCAGTGGGGTGATGGCAAGCTGCCCCACGAGCGCCAAGCCAGCAGCCACCATCGCCGTATTGGCGCCCGCCAATACTCCGAACTCGCCAGTGAGATAGGGCGCGATTTCCCATGCGACGATCGCGACAACGATCAGCAGAATCGTGCGCAGCCACTTGCCGCCATTGCCGCCCTACGGGATCACTGTCACGTGTACCGGCGTACCTGCTCGCGGTCGCACCTTGTCCCACAAGTGCGCCGGAACCTCGATCCCGCCGACTTCGATCCGCAGCGAGTCCGTGGCATCCGGGCCGATCACTTCGCGCAAGGTCTGGCCTTCACGCATGTATGCGACCGACGTGTCACTGGTGAGCGGGTGCGGCTTCACGACGGCCGGGAATGTTTGTGCAAGTGCAGTGCTCATGCTGCCTCCATTAACGCATCCGGCATTTTCAGCCCGTCCGGCTCGGGGCTAGGCTGACCCATTGCCCCATGCGTGCGCGGCGCTGAAATACCCTGCGCGCGGGGTCGCATGGCGTGTTTGGGGTCGGCACGGTTGCACCAGAACCCGGCAGCGTTCCGAATAAACCCAGCGGCCACCATTTCCGCCAAGGTCAAGCATCGGCGGGTATTCGGCTGGTCTGGCTTGGCATAGCTGCCGACCCGGTGATGGTCGAAAGGCGTCACGCCGTTGAAACGCTCGCCGCACGTTGGACACTGGCACCTGTTGCCGGTGAGCTTGGGCGCCGTCATGGCCGTTTCCTCGCGTCCACCACGCGCACCTCTACGGGTTGCGGCGTGGCTTCCAGTTCGGCAATGCGAGCCTTTAGCTCGGCGATCTCGGCATCACGCAGCGTGAGCGCTGCATCCTTGCATTCAATCATTGCCGCGAGTGCATCTTCCCGTTCGCTTAGCGCCTCGGGTGTGTGCGGGCCTTCGCTCCAACTCATCGGCCCACCCTCCACGCGCGTCGCGGCTTGCCAGCATCGCCACCTTCAGGATCAAGCTCGGGCGTGCGTCCGGCCAGGGCTTCCATTGCGGCGGTGACGCCGTGCAGGTGTGCGATCAGGACGGGCAGTGCGTCGCGGTCAGCAGCGG